GCATTAGCCCTCCAGTGTAGTTTCGAGGTCGTAGTCTTTAATAATTTCTTGAGAAATGTTTTGAATTTTGTCCAAATCTTCTTGCTTGTGTTTCTTTTCTTCTTCATAAGTTCCTTTTATATTTAATAGGTAGTTGTATGCGAGTTTCAATACCCTTGCTTCACGCAGTTGTTTCTCGTCAGTGATATCCTGCCAGTGGTCATCGAGAACCTGTTTCTGCTCTTGGCAGTCCTTCATAACAATCTTCCAAACGGCAGTGCTTTCGAGATTATGTATTACCTCGTTGCACTCTGTGATGCGGTCTATTATTCTTTGTGTTTCGTCTACAGGTATTACGCTACTCTTGAGTCTCCTCGGAGGTCGCTTCTTCACTCGTTGCTCCCATCATTTCGTTTAGTGCAGAAAGATTTTCCATATCCTCTGCGGTCTTTTCCCTTTGTTTATCTTCAACTATTGCCCTTGATTTCAAAGCACGACCCTGAACATCTGGTTGAATACCACGCTTCTGAAGTTCCTGTGCAATCTCTGCATCCGTCAAATCATCTCCACCTATCTTGATATCGCTTGGAGGAGGTGGTTGAGGTGCTTGCATCTGTTGCATTAAAACTTCTGGTGGGACAAATAATCTTTCTGGATTAGGAATATCCATTTCCTGATACATCAAACGATAACTCTCGGCTATATTGGGTGGTGTGACTACGCCCAATTGAACTGCCACGGGATTCATTGTCGCTTGCATAACAAGTTGGGCTTTCTGTTGTCTTATCTGTGGATTGGTGTTCTGGTCATTCCCCCTGACGCTTATCTTATATCTGCCTTGAGTTTCTTCTTTGGTAAGTCTGATTTTCTCCCAACCCTCTTTTCCAAAATAAGCAAACTCATAATCATCGCTTCCATATTGACACCATAAATCCCAAATCCAGTTGAATAACTCTTCAAAGCAGAAGGTATGTAGGTCTGCGTCTAAAGAGAAGACGTTCTGCATCGCCTGATTCTGCATAGATACTTCCCCGAAGGTTCGAGGTTGTCTCTTGTTTATCATCGACTGCAAAGAGTAATCTACCTGACCTATCAACTCTTGAATCTTGGTCTCAAGAATCATCTGCTCTTTTTCATAAGAGAACTCAACCGATTGGTTCGAGTTGTTAAGTGGGGCGATAACATCACTCAAGGGTTGCATACCCTGTGCTGGTATGGATTGCCCGAATACAAACTGGACAAGGTTCTTGTTTATCATACCCGCCCTGTGAACGAACATCGGAGTGTTTCTTATGGTCTGCTGGTCTATCTTCTGGCAGTGCTGGATATCAATCTCTTTGACGATATCTTCAATCATCTCTGGAATACCACGATGTGCAAACCATCTATCGTCTGTAAGTTCATAGAATAGTTTTACAAACGGGAACTTCCCAGTGAAGAACGGGTTTTCAATCTTGCGTAGAACCTTGTTGAAGTTCGGTGCAAGAGTGATAACGCAGTTCTTGTTTTTGCCATTACCATCTAAATCAAACCAGCCGTAGAACTCCCATATGGTTATCTTGCCAGTGTTCTCAAACTTGGAGATACCTTCACGCAGTTCCTTTTCCGTATCTATGAGTCTATCTTTGTTCTCGGACTTCTTACTTATCTCTTCTTGTAAATCAAGTATTTCTCCAATATCCCAACCCCTGTATTCAGCATTCATCCTGACCTGCTCTATAGGCATCTCGAATTCGTGAATTATCCACGTGGCTGATTGTGGGTCATATCCTGCATCGGTAGGAACATAGGTTCTTTCTGGTTGGCATAAAGCTACATCGGGGTAGTCATATAATACATCCTTGACCTTAAGTTCTATCTCGGTCTTGCCAGCGAGAATATCCTTTACTGCCAAATCAACGGCAGCCATATTCTCTTTCTTGACCTTCTGATTCATATCGACATCAAACTTCTGTATCACAGCTGCAGTAATCATCTCTGGTGTGGTATTAGTGTCATAGAGCATCTGGGCTTCTTCCATCGTCAAATCATCGGTGGAGTATTTCTCTGTGCGTGAAACAATATCGCATCTCCAGTATGGCTTAAGGACATAGAACCCTTTTTCAAGTTCTTGGTCTATACCAATAACCGCCTTGGGTTTCAGACGCATAACATCCACAATCAAGTGGTCTAAAAACTTCTCAATCTTGACAGCGGTGTTAGGATTGCCCGTGGGTTCGGGAATGACCTGAACTACGGGTCTGATGCCAAAAATCCTGTTTACCAAGGATGCTTTGACCTTCCGCAATTTCTCTTCTATGGTCGGCATACGGATATTTGCACAACCCACAAACGGGAATGTCTTGGTCTTCTTTATCCGCATTCTCATCTTGTGCCACTTGACGTTGTTATCTTCCCAAGTCCCTGTCGCTGATTGAGAGTCGTCAACCATCGCCATAATCTCGGAACAGATATTCTTTTCCTTGGTCTTTGATATTACTTCTTTTTTCTTTGGCATTTCTTCTCCTTAAACCCATCCATAGTTATCTATTGAACCATTTACTTCTGTGTGTAGCGTGATTCCTTCTTCTTTGGTAAAAAATATCGGTTGCACTATTTGCTCTGCATACGCCATCGTGTCTACTATATCATCCCAGCGTGGCAAGTGATTGGGGGTAATCGATAATAGTTCATCCCTTGCTTCAATATGATTTGAGTGTATGTAATATTTCCCCTGCTCAAATAAAGGTTGCAAGGCAGATATAATCCTTGCTCCCTTGAATCTCTTGGCTTGACCAGTTTCAGTCCTGAAGGTATTCTTGAGTTCCACCACTGGAGGTGTAATCTTTCTTTCTTCGCATTTCTTTAAGAAACTATCAAAGAAACTTTTCTCCGTTCCTCCCGAAGGTATCCCCAGCCCCGTGATAATCCCCTTGTTGGATAGATACATATTGATTATGGCATCCTGAAACTCTCCTAATGGTGTATGAGTGCGAATGTATGAAATCAAGTATCTATTGGAGTTCTGGTCTATCCCCACCAAGGTTGCAACCTTAAAGTCTGCAGTTTCCTCTTCGGAATATGCGGGGTCTACCGCTATCACGCAGGAGTATTGGTTAGGAAGTTCCTTCCAATACCTAATCATACTCTCTTTTATGGCTGCACTCTCGTCGGTAATAGGGTCGTTCATATACTCCGCAGAGAACGCCCAAGAACCTATCTCTTTCTTTCTTTCCTGTAATCTTTTATGACCCCATAAAGCCCCCCAGAGTTCATTGCCCTCTTCCTGTTTTCCATCTTTATATGCCTGATACTTTCTCTTTGTCCATTCATTATCAACGGACAGAAGGTCGTTCAGCACCGAAAGGGGATGGATGATAGTGCCGATAATGACCAACTGTCCATTGGGGAGGAGAGTATTAAGACACGCCTTAAAGAGCCAATTTTTCAATTTTTTTCTTTGCTCTTCGGACTCAACACTCTCATCCGTTTCTATATCGTCACATATGACAACATCGGGTCTGAAACCCCTAATCTGACCCCCTGCTCCTTTTGCCCTAATCTGGACTTGAGTTTTATTATTGAGGATGATATGAGTTTCAGACCACTTATCAGACTTCAGGTCTCCGAAGAAATCTCTGATTCTCTCGTTTAACTCTAATTCTCTTTTAATCTTTCTTAACCACTCTACGGCTAAATTTTCAGAAGCAGATATGATACAGATGTCTTTTCTCTTTTCAAAGAGTGCTAACCACAAAGGATAGATAACAGACATTATTGTAGACTTACCGTGACCACGTGGGCTGGCGACTGCCAGTCTCATCGAGTGAGGAAGTAATCCATAGAGTTCTTTTTGGAAGTCAGGTATATCGTTAGTCAACAGGTGTGGAAAGAAGAACACTGCGAATGCAAATATATCGTTATCAAATTTCTGCAGATATTCCAACATCTTGTCGGTCTCTGCGACAATCATTTATTTACCTTTCGCCTGCTTAAAGATAGAAAGTTGCTTTTGAAAATCTTTTAACGCTTTTAATTGTCTTCGTGCTTTTGTTATTTCAGTGCCTTCCCCATATCTAACTCTGTCTTCCAACACCCCACCAGCCCCAGCATCAGTTCCTATGATAGTATCTTTAATAAATTCAATATCCGCAGGACTTACTTGACCGCTTTTTGCTATTGCTATAACTTTATTTCCAAAATCATCTCCCCCACTATATTCTGAAAGTAAATAGTTTTTAACAGTGGTGGGTATTTTTATCCCCTCGGCTTGGGGTTTGGGTTTCTCAAAGATGATGGCGGGTTGTATGTTTTTCATATTGCTTGGTTGAGTTTGCTCTAATTTACCAATATGTTCCATTAACTCTGCCTCTGTTCCAAATCGAGGGCTTTCATTCCCATCTCTATCCGTAATATACCATTCGTCATCAACTGGATTATATTTTATTTTATATGGCTTGTCTATTTCTACACTCTCCACCTTCCCCTTTGTCAAATCCTTTAAAGTATTAGGTATTTGATTGTCGTAGAGGTTTATTGCCCATTCGCCACCAATTTTGAGGTCTTCGCCTTCTAAGACTTTTGCTCCTTTAACTGCCCCTTGCTTTCCAACATTA